TAAAATTTAATCGCGAAGCAAAAGAAAAACTACAAGCAGGTATTGATAAAGTAAATAATGCTGTAGCAGTTACAATGGGTCCCTTTGGGCGTAATGTGTTAATTGAAAAAGAACATGGACAAGTAGCTTCAACTAAGGATGGTGTTACAGTTGCTAAAACAATTACATTAGAAGATCCAATTGAAAATATGGCTGCAACAGTAATTAAACAAGCAGCATCAAAAACAGTTGATGCTTCTGGTGATGGTACAACTACCTCTACTGTATTAGCTCATTCTATTGCTTCTCAAGCATTAGAGGCAACATCATATGCTTCAGCTAATGCAACTCAAATTAAACGTGGTATTGAAATTGCTGTTAAAGAAGTAGTTGCTGAATTAAAAACAATGTCTGTAGATATTACTGATGAAAAACAAATTAAGCAAATTGCTACTCTATCAGCTAATGGCGATACTGAAATTGGAGAATTAGTAGCAACTGCTATTGATAAAGTGGGTAGAGAGGGAATTGTAACAGTAGAAGAATCACGCTCAGGTGAAACTGAACTTGAAGTAGTAGAAGGACTACAATTTGATAGAGGTTATAAGTCACCTTACATGGTAACTGATAATAATACAATGCAAGCAGTATTAAATGATGCTTTTATTTTATTATATGATGGTCGTTTAAGTGTAATTAAGGATTTACTTCCTGTACTTGAGCGTGTATCATCTGATAATAAAGCATTATTAGTTGTAGCTGAAGATATTGATGGTGAAGCATTATCAACATTAATTGTAAATAAAATGAGAGGCATCTTAAAAGTAGCTGCTGTTAAAGCACCTGACTTTGGAGATCGCCGAACATTAATTTTAGAAGATATTGCTACTGTAACTGGTGGTACTGTAATTTCACCTACTAAAGGTATGAAATTAGAACGCTTTAATATGGAGTGGTTAGGTAAAGCTAGAACTATTACTGTAGGTAAAGAAACAACTACAATTGTAGATGGTAAAGGTAGTGAAAATAAAATTAATGAGCGTATTTTAGAAATTAAATCCCAGATTGAAGGATCTAATTCACCATATGAGATTGAACGTTTACAAGATCGTTTAGCTAAAATCATAGGTGGTGTAGCTATTATTAATGTAGGTGGTGGTACTGAAATTGAGATGAAAGAAAAAAAAGACCGTATTGATGATGCTTTACAAGCAACAAAAGCAGCACTTGAAGAAGGTATCTTACCTGGTGCTGGTGTAGCTCTACTTCATGCTAGAAATGCAATTAATAAGCGTGGTGGGAATGATTTTGGAAAGGGTGGTAGTATTGTATTTAGAGCTTGTGAAAAACCATTTAAACAAATTTTAACTAATGCAGGTGAAGATTCTAATGAATGGTATAATGTTTTAAGAAATACTACTAATATAGTTCCTAATATTACTGATGAAAAAACAACTGATGCCTTTCAATCAGGTATTATTGATCCTACTAAAGTAGTACGTTGTGCACTTGAAAATGCTGCTCATGCTGCTGTTACATTACTGATGACTGAATGTGTCATCCATAATAAGCCAACTGAAAAGAAAAAAGATGAGGGTGATTTATCAGAGTTTGGTATGTAATTTAATATAAAGTATAGTTATGAAGCAACACTCACTCTGGATTGAAAAATATAGATCACAAACACTAGAACAGTATATAGGCAATGATGCAATTAAAGATCGCATCGAGGCGTGTATCGCTACAAACGATATACCCCATTTTATATTTAGTGGTACTGCTGGTACTGGTAAAACAACATTAGCAAAACTAATTGTTAAAAATATTAAATGTGATTATTTATATTTAAATGCTAGTGATGAAAACGGAATTGATATTATTAGAGATAAAGTAAAAGGATTTGCTTCTACATCTACATTTCAACCACTTAAAGTAGTAATATTAGATGAAGCTGATTTCTTAACTCAACCAGCACAAGCAGCATTACGTAATTTAATTGAAGAATATTCTATTACTACTCGATTTGTGTTGACTTGTAACTACATAGAACGTTTAATTGAACCTCTTCAGTCCCGTTGCGAAATTCATATCTTAAAACCACCAACTAAAGGTGCTGTTGCAAAGCATATTTGTACTAATATTTTAGATGTTGAAAATATTACATATGAAATGTCTGAAATTGTTCAGATAGTTAATACATTTTATCCTGATGTTAGATCAATTATTAAAACATTACAACAAAATATTAAAAATAATAAATTAACTATTACTAGTATAGATGATAATTGGTGTAAACAACTAATAATAATATTAAAAAAACGTGATAAAGATGCTTGGTATCAAGCTCGTCAATTAGTAGCTGATGCCCAAGTAGACGATTTTCAAATTGCTTACCGTTATATGTTTGATAATTTATCTGAATTTAGCTATGGACATGATGCTGAACTATCAGTTATATTAGATGATCATATATGGAGAGCAGGTGTAGTACCTGATAAAGAAATTAACTTTGCATCAGCAATAGCTAAAATATTAGAAATAATTAAGAAACAAGTAATATGAGTCAACAACCACTAAATGTAAATGTTACATTAGATAAAACTACAGGTGTAATATGTGAAGAATGTAATAATGAAACATTTCAAGAAGTATTATTACTACGTAAAGCTTCTCGATTTGTAACTGGAACAGCACAGGATGCTCTTATTCCAATTCCTGTATTTGCATGTGCTGGATGTGGTCATGTAAATGAGGAATTTATCCCAATACAGTTAAGAAACATGTACAATGAAAATTTTGAATAAATTATTTAAAAAACATAAAATAAAAACAATGGAATTACAAAAGGAAAATGAAGCTCTTAAAGCTCAAATATTAGGTTTAGCAGAAACCCTAAAAGCCTCAGATAAAAAAATTAAATTTTTAGAAGATGAATTGCAAGGATTATTTAAAAAATATACTGATTTAAAGGCAGAACTTAATCATTACATTATGTTAAATAATACCTCTAATAAAAACCAAAATGATTCAAGATATTATTAATGAATATATTTGATCATATTAAAAATATTACTACTAATAAAGGTCCATATCTAGGTGATGAAGGATGGAATAATTGGATGATTAATCGTTATTTAAGTATGGATTCTGATTACTGTGAAGTAGTTAATATAGTTCAAAAGAACACTTGGCAAATGAAGGGAGAGTATCTATATAATTTATATAAGGATCTTATTCCAAAACAGTATAAATTCCTTAAATATATTAAAGCTAAAAATAAAAAGGAGTATATAGTTGATCAAGTAGAGGCTGTTGCTACTTATTTTGAAATTAGTAAAAAAGAAGCTAAACAATATATTGATATGCTTCCTAAAGATGAATTAGAAAATATAACACTACAAATCAATGGATAACCAACTAGATTCAGTTGTTACATCAATTATAAATCAATTTGTTGAACGTTCTAAAAAAGGTAAAACTAAATATGGTGTTGATTTAGACCGTACTGATTTAGACTTAGTTGAGTGGATTGAACATGCTAAACAAGAGCATATGGATGCTATCTTATATTTAGAAAAGATTAAACAAGAATATATAGCAAGTGACAGCCAAGAAAAAGTATTCTGATGTTGAGTTAAAGATTAAAAATCATCAACCACCAGAGATTAATTATAGTTTCCAGCGCAGCGTCTCTTATTCTCAATACTCGATGTGGGCTAAATGCCCACATCAGTGGTATTTAACTTATGTAGAGAATAAACAACCATATCAAGCTAGTATACACACAGTGTTTGGCACTGCATTTCATGAAACATTACAACATTACATTACTACAATGTATAAAGTAAGTGGAGCAGAAGCTAATAAAATAAATTTAGAAACACTATTCCAATCTAAATTTTCAGAAATATATTCTAAAGAATATAAAGCAGCAGGAGCACACTTTAGTAATGCGGAGGAAATGGGGGAATTCTTTAATGATGGCGTTACTATATTAAATTGGATAAAGAAAAACCGTAATAAAATCTTTACAATACGCAGAATGTGCTTACTAGGTATAGAATTACCTCTACTACTAAAAGTAGGTAATAATTTATTCTATAAAGCATTCATTGATTTTGCTTTATACGATGAAGATCTAGATAAAATTTATATATATGATATTAAAACATCAACAAGAGGCTGGTCCGATTACGACAAAAAAGATGATATTAAAATCTCTCAAATATTGCTATACAAGCAGTATTTTGCGACTCAATTTAATGTCGATGTTGAAAAAATCGAGGTTGAATTCTTTATCGTTAAACGCAAAATCTGGGAAAATAGTGAATACCCAATCCCAAGAATCCAAAACTTCAAACCAGCGAGTGGTAAAAACAAAAGTAAACAAGCGTTAGATAATTTTAATAGCTTTATAAAAGATTGCTTTAATGATGTTGGTAAACCACAAATAAAATCATACCTTAAAAATGTAGGAGAAAAATCATGTAAATGGTGTCCCTATAACGATAAACAAGATCTTTGTAATAAAATTATGTCTTCTATATAGACGTATATATTTATATCAAATATATATACTATGGGAAATAAAATGCAACTAACAAGTGTGAAAGTTCCTGAAGATTTATTTGAGCAATTTAAAATTGCCTGTGTAAAGTATAAATTTAGTGTACAAAAATTAACAGAACGCTCAATGTACTTATACCTAACAAATGAAGAATTCAGAAAACAAGTTCATAATCAACTAGATACACAATTACCTCAAGAAACAGAGTAAAAACATTATGAAAGAAGGTTATATTCCGCAAGAGCAACGTAAAAAAATTTTATTGCTATGTGATGATATTCGAATGACAAGTGGTATTTCTACTATGGCGCGTGAAATTGTTATTGGGACCGCTCATCATTATAACTGGGTAAATGTAGGGGGAGCAATTACACACCCTGATAAAGGTAAACGACTTGATCTTAATGGTGATACTAATCAATATGCTGGCATTAATGATGCAAGTGTGTTTGTATATCCTGTAGATGGATACGGATCACCTGAATTAATTAGGCAATTAATAGACATAGAAAAACCAGATGCAATTATGATGTTTACCGATCCAAGATATTGGGTTTGGTTATTTCAGATGGAGCATGAGATTAGAAAGAAAATGCCTATCATCTATCTTAATATTTGGGATGATTTGCCTTACCCAATGTACAATAAATCATTCTATGAATCATGTGATACATTATTAGCTATTAGTAAACAAACAGAAAACATCAATCGTGTAGTACTAGGACCAGAATTATCAGCTGAAAAGATAATTAAGTATGTTCCACACGGAATTAATGAAAAAATATTCTTTCCTATTACAAATGAACATCCTGAATATTTAGCATTACAAGAATTTAAAAAGCGATTATATGGAGAAAAAAATTATGACTTTGTATTACTATATAATGCACGTAATATCCGCCGTAAATCGGTTCCTGATTTAATGTTAGCTTGGAAAATATTTATTGATCAATTACCTAAAGATAAAATTGATAAATGTGCTTTTATCTTACATACTCAAAAAGTAGATGAAAATGGAACTGATTTAATAGCAGTACATCAAATGTTATTTGGAAATAATTCTCAATATAATGTTATATTTGATGAAGGTAAATATCCATCTAATATTATGAATTTACTTTACAATTCAATAGATGCAACAGCACTAATTAGTAGTAATGAAGGATGGGGATTATCACTTACTGAATCAATGATTTGTGGAAAACCAATTATTGCTACAGTAACAGGTGGAATGCAAGACCAAATGCGTTTTGAAGATGAAAATGGTGAATGGATTAAGTTTACAGAAAAATTTGGTTCAAATCATAAAGGCAAATATAAAAAACATGGTAAATGGGCTTTCCCAGTATTCCCTTCAAACAACAGTATTGTAGGTTCAGTTCCAACACCTTATATATTTGATGATAGACCTCAGCCTGAAGATATAGCTAAGCAAATTAGAGAAGTTTATACTATTAAAGTATCATTCCCTGAAAAATATGATAATATTTGTAAAGCAGCTTATGAATGGGTTCATTCAAAAGAATCAATGATGACCGCAACAGCAATGTCTCAAAATGTAATTGAAGGTATTGATAAAACATTTGATATATGGGAACCAAGATATTCATTTGAATTAATTGATGTTAAATTACTTGAACAACCAAAACATTACGTAAAACACGTTATCGCACATTAATATGAAACCACTAGTAGTTATAAGTTGTCCTATTGATACTCTTTCAGGATATGGGGCTAGAAGTAGAGATATAGCATTATCTATTATTAAATCTGAGTTATATGATGTAAAAATCTTATCACAAAGATGGGGTGTTACACCTTGGGGGTTTTTAAATAGTAATAATCCTGATCATAAATTAATTAAAGACTGTATATTAGCTCAACCTCAACTTCCAAAACAACCTGACATTTGGATCCAAATTACAGTACCAAATGAATTTCAAGCTGTAGGAAAATATAATATTGGTATTACAGCAGGTATTGAAACTACATTATGTGCAGCGCAGTGGATTGACGGTATTAATAGAATGAATGTTACTTTAGTATCATCACACCATGCTAAAAGAGTATTTCAAAAAAGTTTATTTGAAGAAAAAAATCAACAAGGACAAGTAACTAGACAAGTT